ATTTTAAGTTTTGGTTGTTCATATCGAACACCTTCACTATCCCAAACATTAAGAATGTATCGTTTCTTGGCAGTCCAGATTCCACGGTCAGCAATATTCTCCCGTTTCATCTGCATCTTCTGGTCATATGCGTTCACATAATTAGCCAGTTCTTGGTAAGAACCTTCAATATATTTTTCAAGTTCCATCGAAGCGACCTTATCAAGGAACGAGACAATGCCTTCAGTAGTTTTCTCTCTTCCTTTGTATACAGTTTCAACCAGAGGACCCATATTAAGATAAATGGAGTCAGTATCTGAAGCAATAACATAATCAACATCCTTAGTCTTAAGAACCTTATTCATGTAAGAGTTCATTTTACCTTCGATCCACCGAATGGATACCTGTCCAGAAAGGGTAATCGCTTCTGCATTTGCAAGTTTGTAATAGCGAAAATACTGATTACCGATGGCACCATAAGCAGAATTAAGAGAAATCTTCTTAGCCATTTGAATGTTGTTACATCTGGCAATCTCTTTTTCCAATTCTTTAGTTGGAGTTTTCTCATACGCTTTCTTTGCTTCAATCATCTTCCTTTTAAAGATTACTCGATCTCCATACATTTTCTCCATGAGTTCTGGAAGAAATCCACGAATATCTTTACGATACATAGCGCCGTTAGCGCATACTGCATAGTCTTTATATTTTTCAAAATTGAGTTCTTTATTTAAAACTCGATCCACAGTTACAGTTGGATGCCTTTCATCCATCAGAGTCTCTGGAGAAATATTATATTGCATAATCAAGTGTGGATACAGAGAGTTAAGGTCAAAGTTAACTACCCAATCATAAACTCCTGGAATAGGAGACTTTACATATGCACCAGCATACTTCTCGTTTTTATCTGAACGCTCTTTAGGTGGAATAACAATATTTCTTTTCTTTAAATAGTTGTAGATAATATTATCCCACATACGGACTTGATAAAAGACATCACCAAAGTTAACCTTTGCATCAAATGCCATTGTCAAAGCAAGTTCAATCAGTTTCATCTTGTCTTCAAGACGATCAACAAGTTCCACATCAATAATGTTATATTCTACAAATTTTTGCCAATTTTTAGTATAGAACTCTTTGAATGTATCAAACTCAGAGTGATCTAGTTTATTTTGACCAAGTTCTACTTCAGCAATATGATTTAGTCTATACGATTCTTGATTTGTATAAGTGAATTTTTTATACAAATTAAGATAATCTAGTTGTGTAATTCCACCAACATCATAGCAAATTTGTTTCCTATGTTGAATTGTAACTTCACTTTCACTAACTAAGTTCCAAGGTGAAAATCTTTTCATAACTTTATCACCAAGAACTCTAGACAGTCTTCGACAAATATAAGGAATATCATAAAATTCAATATTCCAACCTGTAATTACTTCTGGAGTATTATTAGACCACCATTCAATAAATTGCGAAAGTAGATTATATTCACTACTACATTTAATATAGTTATGATTGTTCTGCTTTATATTAAATGGATGAATACCCCATGTAATAATTTGTTTTGTATTATAATCTTGAAGTGTAATGGTTAGAATTTCTTCTGATGCTGATTCTGTATCTGGAAATCCATTTTCCGATGCAACTTCAATATCTATAGTTACTAATTTAATTTTAGAAATGTCAAATTTAATTTCATCTTCAGGATACTTATCAGAGATATACTGAGAAACATATCTATCATTTCCATAAATTTTAAATCCATCCACACCCTCATATTTTTTATAAAACTCTCTACAATCTTTAATTGATCCCGGTTTAATTGGTTCTACATTATCACCATCAAGAGTTTTATATTTTGTATCCTTTTTAGAAGGGACAAAGAGAGTAGGAAAATACTCTTCTTTGAACATAACATGTTTTCCATTATCATAACCACGAACGAGAATTTGATTCCCGATCATTTGCACATTAGTGTAAAACTTCATTTAGTCAAATTTTGATACTTTTCAATGATTGTTGCTTTTGGATCAATTATTGTAAGAATTTTATCAGAGTGAATCATGAATGATTCTTGAACAGTAATATTAATTAACCATGGACTTAATGTTTCGTCTTGATTAATAACATAAGGTTCAATTAATTTGCAATCTGGTTCACCTAATTCCGATGGAACTTCCTCAATCTTCGATATCAGTATTTGATTGTTCAGAAGAATCAGTGCTTTGATCATTTTGATTATACTCCATTACTTGTTCTTTATACATATCCTTTACTTTAGAAATTGGTTCTACTAAAGTAATTGTCCAATCTACAGGAATAGAAATAAATTTATCTGATGTTAATGCAATCCAGGGATAAATTACTATACTAAACTTTGCTGCATTTTGAGAATCTTTTTCTTTATCTTCTCTTTCAACTTCAATATCTTTAATTTTTACTACACAAGGTTTATTGAGATAATAACCAATAGTTTGGTCTTTATCATTTACAATGTCTTGAACATCAGCAATAATTTCTTCTCCAGATTTGAGAAGAAGTAGTTTCACAGTCATAGATAATTTCCGTCTCCAATAATTCTACCAATAAAAAAGGGAGGCGTCAACTGGTTTGTGCCAGTTTCCTCCCTGTATGCGCCGACGATATTCAGTTACTATTTATAGATAATCTTTCCTCTTATGATGTTCTGGAACGATTTTTCCAAGAATAATAGTTAGAAGTCCATCTTCAAATTCAACTAGTCTAACTTCAGTATCGTCAGAAAGAGTCCATGCTCTAGTAAATGATCTTTGTGCTAATCCTTTATGAACATATTTAGATTCTGTTTCCTTATCTTCTTTTTGTCCTTCAACAAAAAGTTTTCCATCTTGCGTATAAACAAATACTTCACTTTTTCTAAATCCAGCTAAAGCAAGTTCAAGTCTCGATTCTACATTACTAATTTGAACAAGATTATAAGGTGGATAATTTTTAGATGTTTCGTGAATATGGAATAAACGATCAAAATATTCATCCATACCAATACTGTTGCGAGAAATTCTATCAATTAAAGAAGAAATATCTGCAGTAGAATACCTTTGTGATAGGTTAGTCATTGTTATAGCTCCTTTGAAAGCGAGTTTGTATTGTGTGGACCCTTACGGCGTCCAATACTAATTATACAAGAATTACAAAAAATGGGAGTACGGAACTCCCAATAAATTTATACGGTTTTCATGAATTTAAAATTTGTGTCTAAAAATTATTCATTTTCAACTTTCTTTTTAGATCCTATGTTATATTTTTGCTCTAGAATCCATTCATTTTTTTCCTTGTAAGTAATGACTTTAATTTGATTTAATGGAGCAATATCTGAAACTGCTTCTTCAGAAACTACTTCTACAAGACCCCAATCACTAAGAAGTTTTACAATTCTATTCCGTCTTTGAACATCATTAACAGTTAGATTTGCATATTTACCGTCAAGAGCAAAAAGTTCTTTAAAATGTACAATATAGTACTTACCTTGTTTATGTAAAATATGACAAGATTGGTACAGTTTCTTTTCTTTGCGAGAAGCAACGCCAATGCGTGTAAGTGTTTCTCGTACTTTCAAAAAATCATCAGGTTCATTAAGAAGAACCTCAACCATCATAGATGAATTCCAATTCACTTTTGGTTCAACAGTAGTAGTCATTTTTTGCCACCTTTTTCAAGTTTTTGTTTAATAAAATTAATTTGATCACGAGATAAAATTTTTAGTGCCTGAGATGCTTTTTCATTACTATATCCATAGTAAGTCTTTACGCTTTCAAGATCATCGATCTTATCTTTTTTGATCCAAGGAGAAAATCTTTTCCTCTTTCTCAGAATATTTATATAAAATGAATATTGCATATCTTTATCAAGATGATGATACTTATTCATTTCATTGGCATACATAACACAATCAATATGTCCTGATAGACACCGATTAATAATGTATGGAGGATAGTTTTTAATGTTATTAGGATCTTCAATTAAATTCTCTTTTGAAAAATTTATCGAATTTAACCAATCCTTTAATTCAATACTCATCGAATAATCTCCAAATCAATTCCAGGTTTCCACAGTTCAAGTTCAGTTCTAAGTTTGTTATCTTGAAGCAACTTTTCATACCTTCGTGATGCCTTGACTTTCCACCAAGAAATAACATCTTCTGGTTCATACCCAAACTTTGACATGTAATATCTTTTCTTTTCAGTTAAAGACTTAGCATGTTCAATACATTTTTTAAATTCATGTAACTTTGAATCATCTTGAAGAGACTTTATGATGATTGAAATCATCTTGGTTTGAATTTTAAGTTTTTTTGAAGACTTGTCTGCAGAGATTAGTCTTTCTCCATCATTGGCATTATTATTAAACCACCAAAACATTTCACGAAAATAATCATCATGAAATAGTGGAAGAAAATTACTTTCAGTATCTCCTATGTGTCTAAGATAAGGTTTAAGACCATCATACATGGATACTCCTTTTGTCGTACCGTATAATGAAGTTGTTTCAAAGTAATGAAGATCAGTTCCATACTTTGCATCAAATTGTCGTTTGAGTTCATTAGAAGATGCTAGTAATGCTAGAAGTTTTCCGCCAAGATAGTTATATCCAAATGGTTGTACTGGAACAATATTAAATCCCATTACAAATTCACTATTAATTTTTGATAAAGGAAGTACTTCACCAAAATAATCATTTCTTGGTTTAGAGTTGATTGTTGGAGATCCAAATCTAACAACTCCAACAATTTTATTTGTAGTATCTTCTGTAACTATCCACTTAATAGTTCTTCCAGGAATTGCTTCTTCAATAGGGTTAGAAGCAGTTTCATTTAAAATTTCAGAATATAATTCTTGATTATACTTAGATTTTGGTTTTTGTGAAGTATCTACAATATGAATAGAAAACTTCATGTCATTCGGGTGAAGATCAAAATTAGAAAATATTTCATCTTCTGGACCAAATAATTTTCCAGACGAATCTTCAATTCTACTATTCTTTACATATCTTAAATAGTCATCAATTCTATTAAAATTTGCATAGTAATTTATGAATTGATCTGCTGCCCAAATTGCCTGTTCGGGAGTTAACATAATAATTAAATCAAAAAGTATTTTTCATATTCTACCAGATTCTCTGGTACTTCAATAATATTAGTATCTAGAGGAACAGCATCTTTCCACCTGCCATTGATAGTAGGTCTGAAAAAAAGATTAATTCCCATATGCTTATATTTTAAATGAGTTGGTACATGAATCTTATAACTATATCCATCATTCTCGGTAAGATAAGAAAGCATTAGATTTTCTTTCTGAGTTACCATTATGGTTTTACAACTTTCCCAAAAAATTTCTTTAAAACTTTCATAATCTTTAAGATAAATGTCAGGATTATCCAAGATCATTCTGGTAACAAATTGGGGAGAAAGGCAATGATCATAAACTACCTTTTTTCCCTCAATTTTATTTTTGATTGCATTCTCACTAGCAAGGCCAGTAAAGTTTACCTGAGCACAATCAAAAACTTTAATATAGTAACTCCTA